GCGGAACACGCCCGAGCCCGAGACCTGCGCCGTCTTGACCCCACCGCCGAGCAGCTCGCGCCACCCGCCCGTGCTCTCCAGCGAGGTCACGTCGATCGACCCCGCATTGAAGGTCAGCCGCGTCGCCCGCAGCCCGGCGAGCGTCGCAAAATCGCCCGTGCCATCCACGTCGACCTTCAGCAGAAGGTCCTTCCCGTTCTGAACATTCATCATCACGCTCCTTGCAAGTCTTCATCCACGCGGGCCCGAAACCGCAGGTCGATCCTGCGCGTGCCCTCGCCCTCGTCCCGCCGCGCCCGCGCCCGCAGGAACCGCATCGACACCATTCGTCCGCGCACCATCGGCAACCCCTCCGCGAGGAGGTCCGACACCCGGACCGCCACGTCCTTGGCCGAGATGTAGCCGTGCCGAGACGTCACCACGCTGATCGTCAGGTCGTGCACCGCACCCGTCCCGGACACGTCCCCGCGCGCCCGGACGTCCTCTGCGCCCAGCGCCACGAAGATGTCCGGCGTCACCTGCGGCACCGCGTCGAATACGGCCCCGCCCACCAGCTGCATCAACGTATCGTCGCTCTCGAGGCGCTCGTAGACGGCCCTCTGCACCGCCCCGGCCATCGAATATGTCATGGCGCCACCTCCTCTTCCGCCAGCACCGTCAGGACCCGCCCGCGGCCATCGGCCTCGTGGGCCGCCGTCACCGCGTAGATCCGCGTCCCGTCCCGCAACCGGTCGCCCGGGACCGGCCGCATTGGCTCGCCCACCGGTAGGGCCGGCGTCGCCACCCGGAGCCGGAGCCGCGGCAGGCGCCCGAACTCGGTCTCGGAGACGCCGCCCGAGCGCATCCGCACCTCCGCCCAGAGACCGCCGATCACGGTCCAGTCGCGCGTCTGCCCTCCGGCCCCGTCCGAGAGCCACGTCGCCCGCTCCAGGAGGAGATGCCGCGAGAAGATCCGGCTCATGGGCGGGCCCCCATCCGCAGCCGCCGGAACGGCGCGGCAAGTTCGTCGATCAGCGGCGACAGCACCGCATCGCCAGTCTCCCCGCGCTCCGCCTCCAGCAGCACGACCTCGCGCAGCCCCGCCGGCACGTCGCCCCATGCCCCATAGCCCGCCAGGACCGTGATCCTCACCTCCGCCTCGGCGCCCAGCGACCCCGCCGCGATGACGTCGCCGTCGATCAGCCGCGCGTCGTCGACCGTCTCGAGACCCGCGCCGCGATCGACCTGCAGCGAACACAGGTCGATCACCGGCGCGATCGGCAGCGAGAACCGTCCGGCACTGTCGAAGCGGCCGCCGATCACCAGCACGCGCCGCAGCAACACCTGGCCTAGCCGCGCCTCCGTCGTCGACATCGCCGCGAATAGGCTTGCCTGCAGCCGGTCGAGCGCACCGGGCACGGCGTCCCACCCGTCCGGCAGTCTGAGCCGCGCGGCCAGCACCGCCACCGGCAGGTCGGCCGTCATCACGGCCTCGCTCTCGAGAACCCTCAACGCCATTGCGACGCCTCCAACCATAGCTGCGGAAATCCGTATCGACGGGGCCGAGACGTCATGCGTGCGGACCAAAACCGGACGACGCGCCGCCCCCGTCACCTCCGCGCCGTCCTCGGACGGCCGCAGAGGCTTTCTGTAGGGGTCGTCAGGTACCGATCTTCAGCAGCTTGATCGCCGCGAAGTCGGTCACGTCGCCGCCCACGCGCTTGGTCGCGTAGAAGAGGACATGCGGCTTGGCCGAGAAGGGGTCGCGCAGGATGCGCAGGTCGGGACGCTCGGCGATCGTGTAGCCGGCGGCGAAGTCCCCGAAGGCGATCGGGAACTCACCGGCGGAGACGTCGGGCATGTCCTCGGAGATCAGGACCGGATAGCCGAGTAGCTGCGCCGGCTGGCCGGCCGCCAGGCTGTCGGTCCAGATGTAGCGCCCGTCGGCATCCTTCATCTTTCGCACGGCGCCCGCCGTCTTGGAGTTCATCACGAAGGTGCCGTTCGCGCGGTACTTGGCGCCGAGCGCGTAGACCAGGTCGATGATCGCATCGGCCGGCTTGTCGCTGTCGAAATCGCTGCTGGCGCCCGACGCGACGGTCTCGATCCGACCCCAGGTCCACGCCCCTTGCGCGGTCTTGTTGTAGGTCAGGAAGCCCGTCGGCTTGTCGTTGCCGTCGCCCACGACGAAGGCCTTCGCCTCGTAGGTCGCGAACGTGTCGGCGATCCGGCCGGCGAGCCAAGTCTCGACGTCGAAGGCGGCATCGTCCAGCAGGCGCTGGCTGGCCTTCGGCATGGCCGACAGCTCGTAGAGCTTGATCGAGACGCGCTCGAACGCCGAATTGGTCGTCTCCGAGACGGAGCTCAGCTCGCTGACCCAGCCGGCATCGGCTTCGGCATGGTCCACGACGACGTCGTAGGACGTCGCCTCCACGTTCACGACCGTGGCGATGGACCGGATCGAGGCCGCGCCGCGAAGGACCGACTTCACCGTCTCCGCGGTCTGCGGATCGACGAGGTAGCCACCCTCGGCATTGACGGCGGAGGTCATGCCCTTGCCTTCGATCACGAGGCCGCGCAGGCCGTCGTCGTCGCCCGAGCGCAGGTAGGCGTCCATCGCCTTCTGATGGGGCGCCTCCAGGGGCTCGGCGGCGGACAGGTGGGGACGGGAAAGGGTACGGGTCATCTGACGTTCTTCCTGTTGCTTCATTTTCTGCTCGACCTCCTCGCGGAAGCCTTTGAATTCGCTGACCAGCCCGGTCAGCGCCTCGGTCACTTCTCCGACGCCGTCATGGCTCATCGGTTACCTCCTTCGGTGATGGCGGCGCGCTCGCGCGCCAGGTCCGCGGTTGCCGCCCTGAGGGCCCGCGCCACGTCGCGCATCGGGTCCGACTTGGCCCCCACCCGCGCACTGGGCAGCATCGGGAACGTCACCAGCGACACTTCCCAAAGCTCCAGTTCCTTCAGGAGCCGGCGGCCCCGATCGTCCTTGACGGCCCGGCGCACCGTGTAGCCGATGCTCAGCCCGTCCAGCGCGCCCGCCTCGATCAGCGCCGCCGCCTCGCGGGCCTTCTCGACGCCGTCGAGCAGCCGCCCCTTCACCAGCAGGCCCCGGCCGTCCTCGACGACCTCGTCCCAGATGCCGATCACCTGGGCCGGGTCGTGCTGCCACAGCATCTTGACGCTGCGCCCCTCGGCCGAGATCCGGGCCAGGCTGTCGCAATAGGCGCCGGGCGCCACGACGTCGCGTCCCGTATCCTCGACGCCGAACCACGAGGCATAACCCTCGATCCGGCCGCACGTCTCCAGGCGCACGGGGGCCTCCCCCTGCGCGAACTTCTTCTCCAGCCCCATGCCGGGCCTCCTTTTCCTGAAACCTTCGCCGGTCGAGGGCGGGCTAGCCGGACAGCCCCGCCCCAAGCAGCACCGACATCACGCCCCCCACGATCGCCGCGACGATCAGCCAGGCGAGCCGGGCGATCAGCGCGTCGATCCGGTCCAGCCGCTTGTCGACCACGTCGAACCTGCCTTCCATGCGCTTCTGCTTCTCCTCGTCGACCGCCCGGGCCAGCTCCATGCGCGCCGCGATGGCCTCCAGGGCGGCGAGCCGCTCCTCCGCCCGGCCGAACGCCGCTTGGGTGTCCTGGAACGGCGCGTAGAGGAACCGCGACCCGCCCCCCTGGGGCACGTTCATGCGCCGACCGGAGCGAGGCCCAGCATCCGCCGCTTCTCCTCCGCCGTCAGGAAGTCCGCCGCCGCGACCCGCGCCCATTCCGCGTCCCGCTCCGCCTGCAGCGCCGGGATGCGATCCCGGTCCGCCTCCAGCACCAACCGCTCGCCCCCGTGGACCGACAGCCAATGCGACAGCCCTTCCAGCACCCGCCCCAGCAGCGGCAGCACCGTTAGGCGATAAAACGCACGGTTCGCCTCGACATAATTCGCATAGGTCGCGTCCCCGGGGATCCCCAGCATCATCGGCGGCACGCCGAAGGCCGTGGCGATCTCGCGGGCGGCCGCCTCCTTGGTCTTCTGGAACTCCATGTCCGAGGGCGAGAAGCCCATCGGCTTCCAGTCCAGCCCCCCCTCCAGCAGCATGGGCCGGCCCGCATTGCGCGCCCCCTGATGATGCGTCTCCATCTCCGACACGAGCCGGTCATACTGATCCGCACTCAGCGCGCCCTGCCCCTCGGCCCCGCGATAGACAATCGCGCCCGAGGGCCGTGCCGCATTGTCCAAAAGCGCCTTCGACCACCGGCTGGCCGCGTTATGGACATCCACCGCCTGTGCCGCCGCCTGCAAGGCCGACAGCCCGTAATGGTCATCCTGCGGATGGAACGACTTCAGATGACAGATCGCCTCGGCCCCGAACCGGTGCTTGCGCCCGCCCACGGCATATTCATACCCCACAGGCCAGCCATCCGCGCCGGGAATGACACTCATCCGGTCCGAGCGCAGCACATGCAGCTCCCCCGGCACACCACCGGCCTCGCCCGCCACCGCCTCGAGATAGGCATTGCCGGTCAGCAACAACTGCCCGTAAAGCGCCTCCAGCAGCGCCGCGCGCCCCTGCGCCGGGTTGGGCCGCGCGATCAGGTCGATCAACGGATGCTTGGCAAAGCGCGCCTCCCCCGTCTCCACCACCAGCGGCAACGACGCCGCCGCCTCGGCCAGCATCTTGACACAGCGAAACCCGACCGGGTTCCCGGCAAAGCCGGTGCGTGTCAGCGTGGCGCTGTCCCTCGGGCTCCAGACCACCCTGCCCAGACCCATGCCCTGCCAGGCCGCAACCCGCCCCGCCGCACTCGCCTTGCGCTCAGGCGCCCCGGCCTCCTGCGCCGCAGCACTCCCCTGTCGGAAGAAATCCAGTATCATCTCGGCTCATCTCCTTGGCTCGGCCCGCCGCCTTGTCGCATCACATGCGGGCCATCAGACCGCGAAAGGTTTAACAAAAGTAAATCAGACCGCGCGCACCTGTGGCCGCCGCCAATGCGCCGCCGGTTCGATCATCAACTCGGTCAACGCCCAGACCAGCGCATCCACCCGGTCAGGGCTGCCCTTGCCCTCGAAGCCGCGCGCCGTCATCGCGCACATCTGGTCCTCCAGCGTGCCCAGCCCCCGCAGATGATGCACCCGCCCCTGCTCGTAAAGCGCCGCCACAGGCTCGGCCCTCGTCACCTTGCCGCGCCGTGCATGCACCGCTTTCACGGGCACCAGCGGGTCCACCTGCCGGATCACCTGCGCCACCATGTCCCCGCCCTGATTGACCTCG